AACTTTTATTTTTTATTAGTTATTTTACTAATAGCAGCGGCATATGCAGCCATAGAGCCAGATAAATCTGACACAGGTTTGTCTGCCACATCATTAGTTTCGTCTTCACTCACTACTTTTTTCTTTGGAAAGTATGATTCTTTTACAGTCTCTACTTTCGTTCTGAAATCAGCAGCGTCTTTATATTCAATACTATCTGCTAATCCTTTAAACTTTTCTTTTTCAGTTTCAGCAAGATCACTTGCAACATCTACTAGAATTTCATCTCTAGCAAACTCACCGATTTTTTGGTTAAGTTCTACGGATTCTTCAATTGATTCGTTAAGTTTTCTTTTTAACTCTTCAATTTCAGCAGCTTGATTCTCAATTACATTGTACTTCTCTTCTGGAATTTCAATGTAGTGAGACTCAAATAAGTTTTTAAGACCGCCGATAAAATCTTCAGCTATCTCTGATCTTAAACCTTTTTCTATTGCAAGTTCATTTTCTTTCGTCCACTCACTTACAACATAGTTTAGATAAGCGTCAACTTTTTCTACGATTTCAGATTTAACTTCTTCAGTTTTCTCTTCAACCTTAGTTTCGTATTCACTTTCTAATTTCTCAATTTCTTCGACAAGTTTTGCTCTTACAGCAGATTCAAAGATTGTTGCAGCTTTTTGTTTAAACTCTTCTGATAAATCTTCATCAGCAGTTAAAGCCTTAACATCTTCTTTCATGTTCATGTCTTTTACTTTTTCTTTAGCAGTTTTCTTTTCACCATCATGTTGCATTTCTTTTTTCATTTCTTTTTCTTTATCTTCTGCTTCAGACATTTTTTTCTTCTCGTCTTCTTTTTCTTCAGACTTTTCTTTGTCTTTATGATCAGCTTCGTTCATATCTTTTTCTTTATCAACTTGAGCTTTAAGTTCTTTCTCTTTGTCTTCCATCTCTTTTTTCATAGTTTCGATTTCAGCTTTAATCATTTCAGACTTCTTGTCTTCAGTTTCCTTAACATCTTTTTTGTCTTCTTTTTCTTCAGACTTGTCGTTTTTCTTGTCAAGGTATTTTTTAAGACCAGCAGGCATTTCGCCTTCTTTCATGTCTTCTTTTTTCTTGTCGTCTGCTTCTTTTTTCATTTCTTTTTCTTTATCAGACATTTCTGAAACTTCTTTTTCTTTATCTTCAGTTTCTTTTTTCATGTCTTCGTAAGAAGCGTTCATATCTTTTTTTGGTTCAGCCTCTGCCTTTAAAGATTGCATACTATCTGGAGCGCCTGCACTTTTTTGTTGTGGGTCACCTGTAATGTGGTTTACCCCTTGTGCAAAATCTACTTTACCATCCGTTGGAGATGTAATTGCTTTTGTAATTACATTCTGAATAGTACTTTGTAATGACTTAGGTGCTTCAGCTGGTGCGGCATTCTTTTTCGGTAAGTCTGCTTGTGTATTCTCAGCCATTGCTTTGTTTCCTTATTAGTTATAGTTAGTTCAATACTACTGACCTATTGATTTTACAATAATGTCAAGTAATATTTATAAAATTAAAGATTTTTGATAAACGATTCGAACACTTTTGCCTGTTTTTCAGCAAGTTCGTGTGTTTTTGCGTTTGACATCTCTAACTTTAATCGGTTTACCTCTTGCTCTTTTATTAAACCATTATCCCATACCCACTCTTTGCCTTCCATTATACCTTCTACAAAGGCCTCTGGAGCACTAGGATCTGCGACTATATCAGCCGCGGTTGCAAGATAAAAATCATCTGATACTACATTAGCGCCGCCTCTATTTGTCAATGTTCCCATACCTCTACTTGAAACGCCTAATTTTGCACCTTCATCTATTAAGTTCTTCACTATTTTTCCATAAGGTGTGTCTAATATCTTAGCCTCACCAATAAAGTTATTGCCATCTGGATAGAGAGCCTTGATCATGTGCGATACTCTTTCTAAATTTACCGTTGGTCCGTCTGGATGACCGAGTTCGCCGAAGGCTCTACTTTTGTTAATAAACTCTCTATTATATCTACCGACTTCTCTCTCTAAAACGTCTTTAGGATATACACGACCGTTCTTATTTTTCATCTCGGCCTGCATGAAAATACCCTTAATTTTATAATCTTTTTTACCGTTGTTTTGCTCAACGATATATTCTGCGTTTTGGATTTCTTCGGTAATTAACTTCATGTCTATCTCTCGTTAATTATATTTATACAAATTGTTATCTAAACTCCACAACAATTGTGTAATTATCCCCATTTGCAAAGTTCTTCGTTGAAAGAAGAATATCGCCTGTAGGAGTTGTTGCGTTGTTTGTAATCTCATTTCCATCTGCTCGTAAGTCCCAATAACCTTGACCAGATAAGAAAACTGCACTAGCATTTGTTGCGCCTGCCCACAATATTTCAACACCAGATTTACTATCTGAAGTGTTTACTGACCAGTAAATTTTACTAATCTTTCTATTACCATCTTCAGACATAAAAGTAGTGTTTGAAGCATCCACTTTTGTGACTAAATTCTCACCTGTACCGTCTGAAAAATTAGTAAATTTACCTGTGAATTTTACACCACTAGTGTCTGTAATTGTTAAACTAGATACCGTATCAGCCATTTGTAAAACCTTTTTCTTTTCTAAATTCTATTAATATATTATATTTTGATACATTACTATCTGTTGACAATAATATATCACCAGTAGGATTAATTAAAGTTGCACCTGTATCACCTTGTTTTATTTTAGGTTCGTCTTTCTTTAATCCGTAATTACCACGACCACTAAAAGTCGTTGTAATTTGTTCGTCTGTTTCTGCGTCAAAAAATAAAGTAATTTTGCCTGTGCCTAATATCTCATGGTGCACATTTGCAATTGATACATTAGGACTTGCTGTTGCCTTACTTAACTTTGAAGCGTCTAACAATAATTCTTTGTCTTCATTACTACCACCATTTGCCTTTATGATAACTTTAAAATTATCATCTGCTAATGTCGTAGTAGTAATAGACATTATTAGTTACCAAAACCAGCGGCTTTGACTAACTCTAAATAAACAAATCCATCAGTATTAGTTGCTGGTGTTAATACTATATCACCGTCAGTTGCGTTGCCTGGTAATGTTGCACCATTTGTTATTGTATGGGCATCAAATTTACCAGCAGTCACACCTGCAAGATCAATAGCTTCTACAACACCTGAACCTGTAAAAGTAATTGCAACTTCTTTATCTAAACACCACTCTATTCTTTTAATGTCTAATCTATTACCAGAACCAGCAGCGTTTGCTAATTCACTTGCGTCAATGGTAACAGCAGCACCGTGGTCATCAAACGATACAAGTACTTTTGTTCCGAAAGCGTTATCTGTTAGTGTTCTATTTCTAACTGCCATTTTATCTCCTTAAAATTGTTAGTGTCTCTTTATCAAAATAATTCATTAATTCTCTATTACTAACATTATGTTTTTTTGCAGCTGCACTAACATTTTTTTCAAAATTAGCAACTGCGTTTTTGTCTGTTTCAATAGACTTATATACCATATCAACAGCTCTTTTTACTTTAGGAGACAACTTGTTGTATTGCCTACTTCTTTTGTAATCATTACCTTCGTCTATTTTAGTTCGAAGATTACTGAGCGTTGTCGTCATTTGCTACCTCTACATTATCAGGTGTATCAACACCAACAACCGTATTTGGTGTATCTGGTTGTTGATATAATGATGTAGCGATATTTTGTTTTGTTGCGTCTAAAGCAGTTGATACTTTGTCTGCCATTACATTATTAAATGCGTCTTTGGCTTCAACATTATCACCTTTTGCTAATGAGTCAACAAATTTATTTAAGTTTTCTTTTGTCATAACTATATTTATACCTCTGTTTTATTATCTGAGGTTTTATCAGATTGCTCTTCTTGTATTTGGTCGTCAATCTCTTTTACCTCTTGTTCATTTTGTTTTAAAATTTTTGTTCTAACATATTGATTACTGAAATATTTACCAACATATTGTTCTAAATCTCTAGCAAGACCTACTCTTTCTCTCATCATTTCTGAATTTTTAAGTTCAGCAAAGTATCCATCTTGTAAGAAACTAAAGTAGATTTTTTCTTTTATTCCATCCCAATCTTCAGGTGCAATAACGCCTTTTAAAATTAATTGTGTTTTTAAAAGATCGTGGAACATCATTGTAAATTTCTTTCTTAAACGACCTACAAATTTAGTAAATTTAACTTCATCTCTACTAATTTCTGCAGCTCTACCAAGATTGAAACCTTGACCACCTTCTAATCTACTGATAGGAACATTTAAAGAACGATATAGTTTCTTTTGGAAATATTCTATATCTGCAATCTCTCCTAGATTTTGACCACCAGGTAAAGTAGTAATTTCAGTACCTCTACCACCTTCTCTTCTAGGTAACCAAAAGTCTTCTAGCATAGACATATAGTTTCTATCGTCTCTTATTTCACCTGTACTTGCGTCATAAACAAGTTTGTTTCTATATCTTGCCATGACATCTCTTAAATATTGTTCTGCCTTGATCTTAGGTAAATTACCTACATCAATGTAAAATATTCTTCTTTCAGGTGCTCTTGCGATTCTGTAAATTACAACAGCGTCTTCAATCATTCTTAATTGATTAACAGGTTTGATTGCCTTATGTAAATATGACAATACAATATTTTTACTTGTATCAATTAATCCTGATGGACAATATGTAATTGCGTCTGTAGCAATTTGTAATCCACCTGCATTTGATGTAGCAGTAGGATGTATTCCTTTTTCATTGAATAGATAAAACTCCTGATATTTGTTTGTCATTGCAAACGAACCAGGCATACCATCTACTCTGTTCTTTCTAACTTCTCTTACTTTTTTGATCTTTCTAGGATCAATGTATCTTAACTCTGTTATACCTTTTCTTGGTGATTCTTTATCTATAATTTTGTGATAAAATAATCTACCATCTACATACCATCGTCTGAATATATCGTGTCCTTTTGTATCAAATTGTAATAAATCTAATACTTCATCAAAGGATTCTCTGATAGCTTTTTTGATTGAGTCGTTGTAATTAATGTGTGATAAGTCTAATTGCACTGAAGCCTGATTTTCATTTGAGACAATTGCTTCTGATACAATGTCCTCAATTGCTAAATCACATTCAGGATGCAACGATATTTCTCTATATCTTCTAATGAGGTCTAATTCGTTCCTAGCATTTACATCAAAACCTCCGTAAGACGCAAAAAACCCACCAGCGGGGACGGTTTGTGTACCGTCATCCGCTTGTGGTGGAACTATATTTTGTCGTGGGTCGACCTTTGAGGAACCTAATCTCTCAATCTTAAACCCAAACAGCTCTGCCATAATATTTCTCCAATTCTACTTAACTATTTAGTCGTCTATTAAGTAGTTGTATTTGTTTCAAAGTACTGGTATCTATGCGTAGCAGTAAATGATTCTACCGCATTGTTAGTCGCATAGTCTAAAGGAATATCATCCAATGTTGTTGGGAACATTCCTCTAAATGTATATGATTTAATCACATTGCCGTTTCTGTCTAATTGGTCAACAAAAGCGTCAACTTGATAGTCAGCAGGATTAACAAGTCCTTCATTATCGGACATATTGTTAATACCATTTAACCATCTTTCGTATGCGTTCCTTAGTTTGAAGTCCGTATCATTTAAGATAGTTGTTGTCCATGTAGCAAATGTTCTATCACCTGCAACATATAACTCCCTACCTCTAAATGGTATCGCAACTTCTCCTATTGTCATACCAGGTAAAGATGTTGATGTACATAGGAAACTCATTTCTTCAGTTTCACCACCTACAGCAGCATATCCTGGGAAAGGCATTGTCACTCTAAACTGGTTAGCACGAGCTCCGCCGCCTCTTAATTTACTTTTAAAGTCATTAATGTTTGGCATGTTCTTAAGCTCCTACTACTTCGTTAAATGCAACGCCTGATCTAGTCGCTACGAATTGAAGTGTTATAAAGTTGATTGATCTAGCAGGTTTAACAAAAATGTCAGCCTTAAACTCATTTCTATTGATTACATCAGCAGTGTTATTTGAGTCGTCACATACTACTAAAAAGTCTGTGATACCTCTTCTACCTTGTACATCTCTTAAAAAAGGTTCTACAATGTTTCTGAAATTTGCTCTTGTAAATTCATCATTGAATTCAAACAATTGAAATTTAGAAGCAGTTGATATTGCCTTCTCTAAAGTAATGAATAGTCTTCTAACATTTATTCTGTCAAACGCACTAGGAGCACTTAATCCAGTTTTATCACCAAACAAGATTGTACCTTGTCCTGGGAATGTAACCACTGGGTTAATTCTAGCTCTGTAAAGTTCGTCTCTCTCTGCTTTTGTAGGATTATAAGCAAGTTTAACAACACCTCTTAAAACTCCTCTGTTCAAACCAGCAGGTGAGAACCATGAGTCGTTAGTTAGGTCTGTTCTTGCAGCCAATCCTGCAACATCTCCGTTTAAAGGAACGAATCTAAACACATCATTATATTTGTCATACGCATATTTGTATCCACTATCGAATACTACATATGAAGATGATCTAATACCATCAAAGAATCCTTTAACATTGGATGTTTGAGTGACACTAGAAGTCACGTTAACTACATCTGATCTCTCAGGTGAGCAGAATACAACAGCGTCTTTTCTGTTCTCTGCAATAGTAATTAAGTTATCTATGTGAGTAGCGTCGCCTTTACCAGCGATAATTAAGTTTACATCAACCGTTTCAGCGTCTGCAAATTTTTCGTAAGCAGTTTTTAACTGAGCAGTTGATACAGCAGAACCGTCTGAACCACCAGATAAAGAGGCATTATTAACTGAAGTGACAGCAGTAAATGTTAAATTTAATGCAGCTGTACCCCAATTAGTACCTCCTGAAATGTGATCCATCCAGTAAATGTATTGTGATTGATTGTATATTACATCAGGATAATAGTTTGTATCACCTTGAGGAGTTTTTGCGTCAGAAGCTTTTGATAATGAATCATATACTTCTAATATGTCTCCTGCTTTTCCTGTAATACCACCATCTTCATCAACAACAACAATGTGTAGTTCGTCATTTGAACCACCTCTGTCTGAAACGTAAGGTGAAGTTCCTGGCGCAGCCGATACTTGATCGTAATATTGCCATCTTCTTCTTACATTTGATCCGTTAGCAACAGCAGTATGTAAACCACCAACACCTGAAGGGTGTCTAACGAAAGTTATTGTTTGATTAGATATGTTTGTTATTCTATATTCGTATCCGCCTGTTTCGCCAAAGTTTATGATGTCTCCGACTGAAAAACCAGTGCTAGATTGTACTACGATAGATGTATCACCTACAGCAGAATCAGTATCTTGCGTTGTTGTTTTTGCAGTTTCTTCATAAACGGTTGATGAAGGACAAACCGACACTTTTAAATTGTTACCATGTGCACCTGCAGTTCTAGCCGCCCACGCACCAACTGTACCATCACCACTAGAATAGTCATTCTGATATGATGTTGTATTGTTGATTAGTAAACCACTACCATTTGCAGTTGCATTAAGTAGACCAGTATTTGTAGCTCTTACAACTTTTAAGCTTGATGAGTATTGTAAAAACGATTGAGCAGAGTAAAAGTATTCAAAAGTATTACTATCTGGTTTACCAAATTGTTCTACTAATTCTTTTTCTGAGCCAATGGTTACAACTTCATCAAGTGGTCCTTGAGTAGATTGTATAGCGATTGCGCCGATCGAAGTCGCAACTGCTGGTACAACATTTGTCAAGTCTTTTTCTTGTACGAGAACACCTGGTGAAACTTGAAATGCCATAATTGTTATTCTCCTTATTAGCTAATAAGTATCATTAATCTCACTGATATTTATACTATTACAAACCTTTACGAACAGATACAGGATTCCACACTTCTCCTTGATCGTCTATGATTTGTTCTTCTTCTAAACCATCATCTAAAAATCCAAAGGGTGCCATATCTTGTTCTATTGCGTTTTTCTGTTCTTCATACATTCTTGCTCGAACATCTTGGTCTGTTAACTCTTTAAAATATCTTTGATTTGATATCCATGCAAAGATTACTAGACACATTGTTAAATCGTCATTAGACCCCTCTTCAGCCGCCCAGGAGGCGCCTCTTCTTACGAAAGTTGATAGTTCTTCTATAATGTGAAAGTCTTGTACAATTAACTTGTCACCCTCTATAAGCGTCTTTAAATTAGT